ACAGCACCAATTCCATAAAAGAGCACACGCCGACTCTGCAGACAGACGCCCGTATTAAAGACATCAATTTCAATCTTTCCATGGCCGGTGTAAAATGCGGATTTTCCGAGGGCGTTTTTGTGCTGGACGGGCAGACGGGCATGATTACCGCGACGCAGGTCGAAGCGGATGACCGGGACACCATACAAACCATCAAAACAGACCGGGACGCGCTGAAAACAGCTTTGGAACAAGCAATTTACGGTGCGGACGCCTTAACGACTCTGTATGGACTTGCCCCGCTTGGGGAGTATGAAATCAGCTATAATTTCGGTGATATCACTTACAACTACGAAGAGGACAAAGCCGCGTGGCAGAACTATACCATGCGCGGCTGGGTGCCGAAGTGGATGTATTTTGTCAAGTTTGAGGGCATGAGTGAGGAAGAAGCGAAAGCCATTACCAAAGAAGCGCAAAACGAGAACACACAAGAAGGACTTTTCAATTAAGGAGAAACCATGCTGACGCCGCAGGAGCTATTACAGATAGTTGATACCATGCAGCCGCTGTTGGACGAACTCAACGGATGGATTACAAGCGATATCATCAGTCGTTTGATGGCGCGCCTCGGCCGCGGAGAAGGCTTTTTGCTTACAGGTACGGACGAATGGCAGATGGAGGTATATCAATCCGCCGGCGGTCATTATGACGCACTGCAAAAGAAAATCCAAGACTTTACGAAAAAATCCGAAGCGGAAGTCAAAGCTATTTTTGAAGATGCGGGGATTCGTGCTTGGGAGGCGGACAACGCTTTCTATGTTTCAAAAGGATTGGAATCGATTTCCCTTGTGCAGTCCGAACGCATGGTGCGGATCCTGACGGATACATATCAGCGTACAAACGGCGAAATCCGAAATTTTACCCGAACAACAGCCGCTGCAAGCCAGCAAAGGTTCATACAGGTGTTGGACGATGCACACTTCAAGGTGATAACCGGCGCGCAAGGGTATACGCAGGCGGTGCTGGATGCGGTACAGGAGGTTTCCTCTACGCAGACAAAAGTGCAGTATCCGTCCGGGCACACAGACACCATAGAGACCGCAGTGCTGCGCGCCGTGCGCACGGGCGTTGCACAGGCAAGCGGGAATATGTCTATACAGGGCATGGTAGAACACGAGTGGGATTTGATACGTGTTTCCGCCCACCTCGGTGCGAGATACGGGGACGGCGGGGAAAATCCCGGTAATCATTTTTGGTGGCAGGGAAAATTATACAGCCGAACAGGGCAGAGTACAAAATACCCAGATTTCGTGAAGTCGACAGGTTACGGAACGGGAGAGGGACTGTGCGGATGGAACTGCCGGCACTCTTTTGGCCCGGGGGACGAGGACTATAACCCGTATTCTGATTTTGATACAGAAGAAAACAAAAAAGCCTATGACCTTTCGCAAAAGCAGCGCGCCATGGAACGCCGAATCCGACATCAGAAAACAAAACTATTAGGGCTTCGGCAAGCTATGGACAGCGCGCAGGATGCAACCTTGCAAACTGCTTTGCAAAATGAATATGACAACGAAGCGGTTAAACTCGGACGGTATAACGCGCAGTACAACCGGTTTTGCGAAGCGAATGATCTGAAGCGGCTTTCTGACCGTATTTCTGTTGCAAAGTGGACGCGATCCGAAGCGGGCAGGGCGGCGCAGAGCGCAAAAGCCTATTATCAAAAATGGGTCAAGGAAATCGGCGCATCCGATGCCGCGCCGAAAACACTTGCAGATTACTACCAAAACAAATATAATGATACATGGGAACATCAGTTGCTCATGGGGTACAATAAAGCTGTGCAAAGCGGTGATATTTCACCTCTTGTCGGATTTCAGCATTATATCGAAACGGCACAAAAGGCGAATGCCGAATTGATAGGGTTGACCACCAAAAACGGCTACACAGTTGAAGCATATACGACCCATTTTATCGATCGTGTGATCGGGCAGGTTTCCACGCCGCACAAAGGGAAGCGCCTCGCTGTGCCTATTGAAAACGTTTTGGATTGCTTGCGGAATCCGAAAGAAATCTCTAACACATACGAGAGGATGCTGGTTCGTAGCGGTAACAAATTTGCAGATCAGAGAATAAGGTTTTTCGGGGAAGATTGTGTGGTTACTTTTAGCATTAGGGAAAACAGCATTATTCAAGTCAACCCCAATCGGAAAGGATAAAGGTATGGTAAAAATCAGTGAGAGTGATATGAATTTCATTCAAAATACACTTCCAAAGGATTTACAGGAAAGGATTTTACAGGCAAAAACTGTAAACGATGTGTTATACGCACTTAATGACTGGATTGATTTATATCCAGACTGCTGGGAAGCAAACGGTGAGGATTACAACGACCTCGGCAGAGCTACGCAGCGCGTATATGACAACATCTATCTTTACGGTGAGGATTGAGAGCGGATTCCAATAACAGAAAACCAAATAATTACAGCGTCTTCGAATTTTCGAGGGCGCTGTTTTTATATACTCCGCCTGAGTATAAAGGGCTAAACATCTTTGACCGCAGACAAAGCGGTATACAAGCTATGTAGAAAGGTTGATTTTATGAAAAACATTCAAGAAATTCTTTCGGAGTACGGTATTGCTGTCCCGGAGGAAAAAGCTGCCGACTTTGACAAGGTTTTCAAAGCCAATTACAAAACCGTGAAAGAAGTCGAAA